CGTTCTTCGAGTGCTTTCATCGGTACAGGGCGTTCTGGCGGACGCTGACGGTGGACAGCCGGGAGGTCGAAGGGACGGACCCGGTGATCTACGCGCGCATCATCGAGCAGCACGGGGAGGACAGTGACGCGGCCAGGGTCGAGGTCAAGGGGCAGTTCCCGAGGCAGGGCGACCAGCAGTTCAACAGCCGCGAGGTGGTGGCGGCGGCGCGGACCCGCGTCACCGACCCCGACCCCGGCGCTCCTCTGGTGATGGGGGTGGACGTGGCGCGGTACGGCAGCGACAAGAGCGTCATCGGTTGGCGGCAGGGCCGCGACGCACGGGTCAATGTACCACCGTGGCAGGAGTTCCGGGGCATGGACACGATGCAGTTGGCGGCCCGCGTGGCCGAGGCGGCGGAGAGGTACAGGCCTGATATGATCTTCGTGGACGGCGGCGGTGTCGGCGGTGGAGTGGTGGATCGGCTGAAGGCGCTGAAGTTCCGGGTGCATGAGGTGCAGTTCGGGGCCTCGGCGGATGACAAGACGGCCTATGCCAACAAGCGGACGGAGTTGTGGGCCAGGATGCGCGAGTGGCTGCTGGTGGGGTGCATTCCCGACAGGCAGGACCTGGAGGATGATCTTCTGGGGCCGGAGTATTATTTGCGGGAGCCGACCAGCGTCATGCAGTTGGAGCCCAAGGACAGCATGAAGAAGCGGGGGCTGGCGTCGCCGGATTTCGCGGATGCCCTGGCGAATACGTTTGCGATGACTGTGGCCAGGAACGACACGCCTGTCGGGAGGCGGGGGCGTAGTCGGGTGGCTGCGGGTGTGGACTATTCGGTCTTGGGGTGATATTGTCCGATAGCTTTCCCTCTTCAGGCATGGGGTCCAAACATGGGTGGTCTGTTCTCGTCTCCGCCGCAGCCGTCTGTTCCGCCGCCCCCGCCCCCACCCACCATTTCCGACAAAGAGGTCGAGGATTCGGCGTCGCGTGAACGCCGCGCCAGGGCGCAGCAGTACGGGCGCGGGTCCACTATTCTGACCGGCGCCGAGGGTGTCGACGAAGACCCCGCCAAGAAGGCGTCCAAGACGCTGTTGGGTGCGTGATGGGCGGGTTCTTCACGGGGCAATTTGACCAGAAGCGGCTGCTGTCGTCGCTGTCCCCTCTCCCCATGTCTCCGGTAGCCGCCGGGGACAAATCATTTTTCTCGCCCCGTGACACCATAAAGGCCATCGCCGGTATGAAAGACAACGGCGGTGCGGCGACCCCCGCCCAGGCGGGCAGCGCCCAGCGCGTGGCCCAGGACCAGACTGACTACGCCGGGCCGAGCAGCACGCTTATGGCAGCCCCCGTCGATCTCGAAGAGAAGAAGCGGGCGTCCACCACGTTGCTGGGGAAATAGCCAGATGGAAGACCGGAACACCGAGAAGGCCCGCGAGGTCGTCCAGCGCCACGAGAGGCTGGCTGGCGACCGCGTGAACTGGGAGAGCCACTGGCAGGAGATCGCCGAACGGGTTCTGCCGAGGATGTCTCGGGAGTTCCAGAGCCTGGGCGTGCGCACGCCGGGCGAGAAGCGCACCGAGTTGATGTTCGACTCGACGGCGGCCCTGGGGCTGGAGCGGTTCTCCTCCGTTCTCGATTCCATGATCACGCCCCAGTCCAGCAAGTGGCATCGGCTGCGGGCGAGCGTGCCGTCGCTGAACAAGGCGCCGCGCGTGCTGCGGTACTTCGACGAAGTGACGGACATCGTGTTCCGGTATCGCTACTCCCCGAGGGCGAATTTCGTCTCGCAGAACCTGGAGAACTGGATCTCGCTGGGCGCCTTCGGCACGGGCGGGTTGTTCGTTGACCGCATGAGCGGCGGCGGGCTGCGGTACAAGGCCATCAATCTGGCGGAGTGGTTCTTCCTGGAGAACCACCAGGGGCAGATCGACACGGCGCATCGTAAGTTCCGCATGACGGCGCGGCAGGTATTGCAGAAGTTCACCAAGGACAAGGACAACGTCCCCGAGCGCGTTCGTAAGTTGGCCGAGGATAAGCCCGAGGACGAGGTGGAGTTCATCCACTGCATAAGCCCCCGGTCTGACATGGACCCGACGAAGCTGGACTATCGCGGCAAGGCGTTCGCGTCCTACTACATTTGCCTGGAAGGCCCGACACTGGTTCGGGAAGAGGGCTACGCCACGTTCCCCGTCCCCGTCAGCCGCTACGTGACGGCGCCGGGCGAGGTCTACGGGCGGTCGCCGGCCATGATGGTGCTGCCCAACATCAAGGTACTGAACGAGCAGAAGAAGACGGCGTTGAAGGTCGGTCATCGTCTGGCGGACCCGATTATACTCGCCCACGACGACGGCGTGCTGGACATGTTCAGCCTGACCCCCGGCACCCAGGTGCCCGGAGGGATCGACGCCCAGGGGCGCAAGCTGGTGTCGGCGCTGGATATGCCGAACGGGCAGTTGCCAGCCATCGAGAAGCTGATGGAGCAGGAGCGCGCGGTCATCAACGACGCCTTCCTGGTGTCGCTGTTTCAGATCCTGGTTGAGACACCCTCCATGACAGCCACCGAGGTGCTGGAGCGGACCCGCGAGAAGGGTATGCTGCTGGCCCCGACCATGGGCCGGCAGCAGAGCGAGTACCTCGGCCCGCTGATCGAGCGCGAGCTGGATGTCCTGGCCCGCGACGGCGTCCTGCCGCCCATGCCCCCCGAATTGCTGGAGGCCGCTGGCGAGTACACGGTGCAATACGATTCACCGCTGTCGCGCACCATGCGCTCGGAAGAGGCATCCGGCTTCATGCGCTGGGTCGAGACATCGCTGAACGTCGCCGCCCAGACCCAAGACCCCTCGGCCCTGGACTGGGTTGACTTCGACGCGGCGCAGCCCGAGCTGGCCGACATCCTGGCGGTGCCGAACCGCTGGGTGGCCACGACGGATCAGGTGCAGGCCAAGCGCGAAGGCCGCGCCCAGGCCGGACAGACAGACCAGTTGGTGCAGAGCCTGCCGGGCATCGCCGCTCTGGCCAAGGCCGGTGTTGGTGGAGCCCCCGCTTGAACCTGATCGACAAGCTACGGATGGTGATTGGCCGCAAGGCCAGCTTCTACCGCGCGGTGTTCAACCCCGAGACCGTGGCCGCCAGCGAAGTTCTGAGGGATCTGGCGGTCTTCTGCCGGGCACACGAACCGACCTTCCACCCCGACCCCAGGGTGGAGGGCATCTTGCAAGGCCGCCGCGAGGTGTGGCTGCGCATCCAGAACTATGCCCAGTTGAAGACCGAGGAGCTGGTGGAGCTGCGTCTGGCGGCGCTGGACCAAAAAGAGAAGCCCTGACTGGTGCGGCAGTCAGGGCTTCTTGGTCGGGAGTATGGAGATGACACACGCCCACACATAATCCCCCGACACGATGAGGTTGTCAATGGCTGAGGAAATCGGGTCCGCTGATGCGGGCAACCCGGCAGGTGGCGAAGCCGCTGCTGCCGGCACCACCACTACCAATGCCCCGTTCTACGACGGGTTCAAGGATGCCAATCTGAAGGCGTGGGCCGCCAATAAGGGTTTCGAGAGTCCTGAAGTCGCGCTGTCCAGCTACCACAGCCTGGAAAAACTGATGGGCCACGACCGGGCCGGTCGGACGGTGGTGCTGCCCGGCGACGACGCCACGCCCGAGGAACGCGCCGCGTTCGTGTCGAAGCTGGGCCGCCCCGATAAACCTGACGGCTACGAGATGCCCAAGGAAGGTGACGAAGCCTTCATGAACTGGGCCAAGGAGACTTTCCACGAGATCGGCTTGCCGGCGAAGCAGGCGAAGGCGCTGGTGGATAAGTGGCAGGAACACGTCGGCAAGAGCGTCGCTGACGGCCAGCAGCGCACCCAGGCCCAGGTGGCCGCCGACACGGCGAAGCTGCGGCAGGAGTGGGGCGCGGCCTTCGACGACAAGATCAAGGCCGTGGACAGCGCCGTGGCACAGTTCGGCCTCGACACCGACTCCCTGACCGCACTGCGCAACGCCTGGGGTCCGTACAAGGCCATGACCTTCTTCGAGAAGATCGGGGCAGGCATGGGCGACGGCGAGTACATTTCCGGCAACGCATCCCGCTCGTTCAACGGCGCCATGACCCCGACCCAAGCCCAGGGCCGCATCACCGAACTGCGGGCGGATAAGGGCTTCGTGGCCAAATACGTGTCTGGCGATGCGTCGGCGCGCGATGAAATGGCGAGGCTCCATAAGTGGGCGTACCCCGAGAGCTAAAGTATTGCCCGGTCACAGTTTAGGTGGTACATATGAACACCTTGGAAATGCGCGTCGAGTTGCTGCGGCTTGCCCAACGAAATGACCTCACGTCTGCTGAGATCATCGGGAGAGCTAAAGAGTTCGAGGCATACGTTCTGGAGACCGGCAGCGCCGAGGAGGAGACCCCTCCCCGGCGTCGTCGGGGCAAACCGATAACTGGTAGCGACGAGCCCAGCTCCGAGCTATAGGCCGGTAGACGACGGGAAAGACCGTACCGTGGCCCCGAGGTATTCGGGGTATCCGGCCCCGGCATTGTCGGACAAGCCTTGCAATCGTCGTCTACTCAACGGCCTTTGGAGGGCTACGTCATGTCTGTCAATCTTCCTTCTCATTACGTCCAGCAGTACAGCACCAACATCGAACTTCTGCTTCAGCAGAAGGGTTCCAAGCTGCGCAATGCCGTCACCACCGGCTCGCATGTCGGCAAGCAGGCTTCCCCCGTCGATCAGTTCGGCGCCGTGGAGATGCAGGCCGTCTCGTCCCGCTTCGCCCCCATGGGCCGGGTGGACGCCGCCGCCGACCGCCGGTGGGTGTACCCCTCGGATTTCGATCTGCCCCAGCTCATCGACAACTTCGACAAGCTGCGTCTGATCACCGACCCCTCGTCCAGCTACGTCCAGAACGCCGTGATGGCCGCCGGTCGTCAGTTCGACCGCCTGATCTGCTCTGCCTTCACCGGCACCGCCAAGACCGGCGAGACTGGCGCCACCAGCACCTCCTTCACCTCGGGCAACGAAGTCGATGTCGCCACCGGCGGCACCAACTCGAAGCTGAACGTCGCCAAGATCAAGGCCGTCAAGGAATTGATGATGGCCAATTTCGTGGACTTCGACATGGAGCAGGCTTTCATCGGCATCACCGCCGCTGACCACGCCGCGCTGCTGAACGAGATCCAGGTCATCTCGTCCGACTTCAACGGCTCTGGCGCCGTGCTGAAGGAAGGCAAGATCGACAGCTTCCTGGGCTTCAACTTCATCCACTGCGAGCTGATCGAGACCGCCCTGGCCGGCACCAACGAGGTGACCCTGCCCGTGTGGGTCAAGAGCGGCATGTACCTGGGCCTCTGGAACGACATCCAGAACTCGGTCTCCATCCGCCACGATTTGCAGGGCGAACCCTGGCAGCTCTACACCCTGATGACCGCTGGTGCGACCCGCCTCGAAGAGGACAAGGTCTACGCCATCGAGTCGTACCGCGCTTAAGGAGTAGCTGAAAATGGCGACTGTCAATTCCACCTGGATCACCAACGCCGTTGCGGCTCCGGTTGTCCTGACCAGCTCCAACCAGAGCGCCGGTCGTGTCTTCACCGCCAAGTCGGTTGCTACCGTCTCGGCCACGCAGACCTCGGGCGACATCATCCGTCTGGTGCGGGTTCCCTCGAACGCCCGCATCGACGCCGTCCTGCTGTCCACCGGCGACGCCACCACCGCCGGCGCCATCGACATCGGCGTCTATCAGACTGCCGGTAACGGCGGTGCCGTCGTTGACGCCGACCTGTTCGCCTCGGCCCTGGCTCTGACGGGTGGCCCGTTCACCCGCTCTGACCAGACCTGGGAAAGCGGCCAGTACACCTATGCTGAGTCGTGCCTCCCCCTGTGGGAAGTGCTGGGCCTGTCGGTTGACCCGAACCGCGATTACGACATCGCGGCGACCGTCACCACCACTGGCGACGGCATGGGCACCACGCTGGTCCTGGAAGTCCAGTACGCGATCTAATGGGGTGAGGGGGCTTCGGCCCCCTTCCTTCAACTCAGGAGGTCGGCATGGCTGACAAGTTCTATTCCGTTTCTCTGGGCGAGCAGATGGACCACCAGGTGACCGAGGGCGGGTCCACTTCTGGAGAGGCCATTGAACTGCGCGTGAGCGATTCGATTTACTCGAACAAGCTTGCGGTGTCGTTGGCTCTGGATACCATCGCGAATTACATCGCGACCAAGGAAACCACCCCCATCGCGTGAGGACTAGGCTATGGCTGATGCTGTTCGCGCTGTTACACGGGTTGATATCAAGGCTGCTGTTCCGGCTGCTTTGTTCACCTGGACTGGCCTTGATAGCGATGACTCGGGCATCCCGATTACCATCGTCGATTACACCGACCAGACCGTGGTTGTGCGCGGCACGTTCGGTGCGGGCGGTTCCGTGACCATGCAGGGGTCGATGGACGCCACCAACTGGTACACGCTGACCGATCCGCAGGGCAACGCCTTGACCAAGACGGCGGCTGGTATCGAGATGGTGGTTGAGGCCCCGCTGTATATCCGCCCGCTGGTGACGGCTGGCGATGGCACCACGAGCCTGACGGTCGAGCTTCTGTGCCGGAGGATTGCATAATGGCTGACATGACTCTGACCCAGGCTGCCGACGAAGTCCGCAAACTGCTGCGGGGCTTCAAGGCGGTTGACATGGTTTCCACGGCGCTCGATAGCGTTGGTTCCCTTCAGAACGCGGGCAAGGAGGCTGAGAAGGCTTTGGCCGATACCCGCGCCCTGATCGACGCTCACACGGCTGAATTGGCTGTCGTGAAGGCCGAGGTTGCCGACGCCAAGGATGAGGCCAAGAAGATCGTGGCCGATGCCAAGCGCAAGGCTGACGAGCGGCTGGCCAAGGCTGAGGCTGATATTGCGGCTCGCACTGCCGAAGTCAATGCTTTCGAGGCTGCTGCGGTTGTTCGTGTTCAGGCCCTGGAGGCCCAGGCTTCGGCGGCTCGTGATGCCGTCCC